GTATCTAGTTTATTACTCCTGAGAAAGTAATACTCATCGAAACCAGAATCCTTTAATACTGCAAAGTTGTTCTTTCTAAAAGACTCTTTGGCATTACCAACTTCTGACCTTTCGTACCACTTTTCGGCAGCATTATTAAACTCTCTACCAGAAGCAATGTAGAATCCAACAATATTACATTTAGTTTTCTCTTTGAGTAACTTAATAAAACCATGAGTAAACTCTGCACCATAAGAACGGCCAGATAAACGAACTGTCACCTCATTCTTGGACTTCTTATCACGCAATACAATCACATCACTTGAGTAATTAGGAATGTATCGTGTTCTTTTATATCCGTGTTCGTCTTTTTCTTCATATACAGAACGTGTGCAATTGGCATCACCATCTGTTAGAAACACGGTGTTAACAATTTGCAGATTATTCTTTTTCTGAAATGCAGGAATAATTTCCATGGCCAATGAGATAGTCTCATTCAATGGTGTGCTTCCCAATCTCATCCAATCTGGCGTTCTTTCTCTGGACATATGAACAAGTGCGGAACAAGCATATGTAAAATCAGCGGCAGACATTCTACTCGACAAAACATTCAGTAATGAAATCTGACCCATTTGCAGGTCGCCTTCATCATTGGTATTCTGATATGTAGAGTATTCTTGTATGGATTCATCCGTGAAAGAATAAACTTCATATGGAATATTAACCTTTTTACAGAATAGAACCAAACTGATTAACTGTTTGACTGTATTCTCTAGGTGATTATGCATAGAACCAGACCAATCTAAGAACATTACTAATCCGTGTGATTTACCACCAGGAGTAATACTGATTTTTCTGAAGATATCTTCACTAAACTGATATGAGAACACTTTGCCCATATCTAATTCACCAGTTTTGGCAACTGTTGTTCGTTTAGATTGTTCAGCGTTCTTACGCAATTCAAATTCTTTGACCAAATAGGAAACAACCTTGTTTGAGTCACTACGAATTTTATTGAATTGTTGTGTGTCTATGTAGTTATAATCTTCTTTGTAAAGTTTATATAAAGCTTTGTAGTCAAAGACTGCCTTATCTACATCAAATGTAGGAAGGTTAATGTATGAGTATTGACCACTACCTTGATGATACAAAGTCTTTTCGTTTTCTTTGTATGCCTCATCAGTAAAGGAACGGACACGTTCTTCAATAGCTTTCTCTATTGCAGAGTTGATTGCCTTTTCTAATTCTGAATTAGAATCGGCCATGGAGGTTATTTTTGAACCTTCACCATCATCATTAGCAGGTTGTGCATCATCTTTGAGTTCTGATGGTTTTTTGAATTGACCTTCAAACTCAACTTCGATTTCGTCATTCTCAGGGTCATAATCAAATCCACCAGAGCTGTTGTTATCTTCCTCATCACCTTGGGTAACTTTGACTTTGATTTTTTGTTTTTGTCTTTCTTCTTGTTCTACCTGATTCTTAACTTCATCTTCCATGTATTTTTGGATTTTCTTAGAAACGGTAATAACATCTTCAAACTTTTCAGTAGACTCTACTTCGGTTAACAAAGAGCGTTCAAAGTCAGTAAAATGGATGTTAAGGCCTGCACCAACTTTTTGGTGTAGATTAACACGGTCAATAAAATTCAATTTGTTCAAGTCTAAGCCTTTGGTAGAAAAGAAATTCTTCTCATCAAGGTTCTTGTATGCTTTAACAAAGGAATTACGGAGACCTGGATATTTGTATTTGATTTTACGTTCAATACGTGAATCTTCAACTACATTCAGAATACTCTTTTGCACTTCAGCAACTTGTGCTTCAACCCAATCTTCAAAAGGTGTATATAGAGCATGGCCAACTTCGTGACCCATGAATAAGTCATAAATGAAATCTTCGACTTCCTCATCTAAGATAGGAACTGTCAAAACACGAGTTTTAACATTAAACATTGCAGTTTCAACTCTACGTTGTTCAATGTGTAGATTTTCAGTAGCCATCAATTTGGCCAATAGTGATTTAGTTTGAAGTAACATTATTTTTTCTCAGTAACTACGATAACATTGCCTGTTGGACCGGTTTCTACTCTCATATCCAATACGGTGCCTTCTTTCCATCCCGTTTCAGCGAGCAATTCATCAGGAAATTGTAAAATTTGGTCGCCTGTACCATCTTTAGCATCAAACAAATCAGCATAAAACACTTTACTCATACTGTTCTTTCATTTTTCTGTAACAATCTTGGTCATTATCATGTCCGGTTTGCGCTGCCCAGCGTTTTATCGTTAAATCCAACTCTTGAAAGTCATATTTTTTGTCATTTTCGTTATTTTCTTCGGCCAATTCAATCATTTTCTAGTCCTTTGTTGTTGTGTTTTGGTTTTCTTATGTATTTTACTGCAATTTTATGTTTTTGCACAGGCTTTATCGGCGTTCTGCATACAGGACGTTGTAAATTTACTACAAAACTGATTTTTCGTTCCATTTTAGCGCCTCATACTTGAAATTTCAACTGCTTCTTCGCTGTTAAACACAGGAACAGCGTTTGATTTGTGCATAGTTGCAATACCGAGCACTTTTGTGCCAGTATAAACTTTGGGATCCGCTTTTGTCGCTGCTACGTTACCTGTATTTAATGAAGGATAACGGACGGTTTCACGACCTGCAGGTGCGGAGAGGGAATATTTGAATGGCTCATGTTTAGGTTTGATAACCTTTTTAGGAGCGTGTGATGCCAACCAGCGGTCGTATTCTTCACGTACCGCTTTTGGTAACTTTTTCTGCTTTGACTTGCGAGTGTGTATATGTATCATCATAAACTTTATTATACTACACTCCACAAATCCTACAAGTATCTGTTGCAGGAATACAACAGTCTTGATTTATATACTTTTCCTGTTCTTTCTTGAAAAGGAATTCACGTTATTTTCGTAAATATCAACAATCTCGTTATAATTGTAATGTTTTAGATTACGAATTTGTGATTGTTCCTTTTTTTTCTTACGAACTTCATTGAAACTGTAATCATTATCTTCTCTGTCTCTAATCCGAGACTTACTAACGGTTTTACCCACTTTAGAACTACTCCTGTTTTAACATTTTGAAATTTATGCCACGTATTTTAGTTTCTGGCATATCTTGCATATCAATGTCCGAAATGTAAGTTATATCGGCCATTGGATAACAATACTTTACTAATTTTAATAAATTGCAAACGGTACCGTCACCGTCATTAAATCTAAAAATCTCATCAACACATCTCAATTCTTCTACTATTTGTTTCCTTGCTACGTAAGGATATCTCATACCACCCCTACAAAACTCCATAAACATATCACTATGAATACCGACAATTAGCCAGTCTCCCATAGATTTACATTTATGGAGAAAACTCAAATCATAATAGTCAAGTGAATCGAATTCGCCTGCTACAACTATGATTTTTTCTTTTCTTGTCATGGTAACATATTTGGAAATGCCTCTTTCACAAAACTGTATGTAAGACCTTTAACACCTTGGTCTTTTTGGAAAATACCTAAGATGATTTCTGCTTCACGGGGTTCAATAGATTCTAAAATCTGTAACAATAATTCATTACGGCGTTTATCTGTCAACGCTTCTGCTGTTTCATTACCTTCTAAGAACATATACAATCTACGTAATTGTGTGTTTAGGTTCTCATAGGTAATTCCAGGTAACATATCAGATGGAATCTTATAGTTCTCTGGTAGTTCTTTGACCTTCCATTGATAATTTGGATGGAAGGTTAATTCCAAAACCTTTGTCAATGTGGCAGATAAGTTTTTGCCAATAACATCCATTCGAGCTGGCTTTGTTTTTGCCATTTCAAATTCGTCAAATATTTCATAAATGTTTTTCATTAAAATTCCTCAATAACTTCAATTAGTGATTTAAGCTTGTTAGCAATCAGGTAGTCAAGAATCTTACCTTTAACAGGTATAGTTTCTTCATATGTATTTATGATTTTGGTCTGTATGTCACTTGGAATGTTCCGCAAGTCAATCAATGTTTGGTTGCGTGAAAAACCGATACGAGCATTTTCATCCTCGTATTCACCAAAGTCTTTTGACATGAAATTGGTAAGTTTGGCTTCTGTCATAACTTTTTGTCGTATATCACGGACAAAGGTATCACCAGGAGATAGGATGTTAGGAATGCCATCACCTTTATCACCATTGATAATCTTCTGTTTCAATTCTTCCATTGGATTCTTAGATACAATGAATTTCTTCTGTGCAGGATTATATTGTTTCACCGTATATTGTGAACGGCCATTATACATCTGTAATTGTAAGAAGTCACCATCACTAGAGATGATTACAATATCTTCATGCATGATGTGACGAGGCACAAGTGTACCAATGATATCATCGGCTTCTGCACCTTCAACATCAATTACTTTGTATGGGAAATATTCACGTAGTTCATTACGGAACTTGGCAAGCATATCAAAAATCATGTGCCAATCAAGGTCTGATTTTTCACGGGTCTTTTTACGACCTGCTTTGTAGAATGGAAAGAACTCCTTGCGCCAATATTTGCGGTTGTCAGAACACAACACAACTTCACCGTAATCTTTACGGAAGTACTTTAGGTGCGTTTTGAGAATCATTAAGACCATGTGTCTAATAAGAGATTCATCCAACGTGAATGTTTTACCATACATGGATTTTTTTCCATTGGATATTTGTGCCATAAGGCCTGCGAGTAACACTTGGTTTAAGTCAACGAGAATCATAATATACTTTCAGAATATGTCTTATTCTAACATAGCTTCGCACCAGTTGTCAAACATTTCCTGGACAACTCTGGAGGAAGTGGTAGTTCTCTTGGCAACGAACCCGTACCAATCATCCTGTATCATTCTGGTAACATATTCCCTAGGTTCTATCAATACCGCTTGAAATTTTTCTAGGTTTGATACACCGTCATCATCATCAAAACGGAACAATACAACGTCATATGAGTTATGACCTGCGGCACCCAAGTCAGTAGGTTCACCACGGTCTTTGTAGTGTGCCATTTCAATCCGTATTTCATCTTCTTCCTCCTGTGGGGTAAAAAATAGAATATCATAATCTATCATTTTCTTAAAAACGTCTAACATTGTAATCCTTGAATGTGAGACTTTCTTACTCTCACCATTATCCAGCTATTATAGAACTTGTCGCTCTCTAATGCACCTTGAACGAATTGTTCTTTAGCTTCAAGATAACCACACTCACCCTTGGATTTACAAAGATGTATAATCTCTCGCTTGAACATTTCCCGTCCAGCCATTGTAACATCTTTTTTTAGTTCCTCGTTGGAACCGTAGTAAGTTTGCCAGTCGCTTGGTACTTTGAACTTTTTCTTCTTGCCTTTGACCTGTTTGGTCTTTGAGGAATGGAAAAACTTCTTACCAATATATTTCTTACCGTTTTGTAGATTGGTGATGCAATAGACAAACCCTATTAACTCACCAATCTTATCTTCTGTAAAATCTTCTTCTTTATATGTCCAGGTCAATCCCATTTTTCATCATCATTGAGTTCATCGTCCTCTATGTATTCATCTTCGGATAATGTCTCAATAACTTCGCCACAAAACGGGCAATACTCTGGCAAGTCTTCTGAGGTTAATTCTTCCTCATACACAACTTCATATGTAGATTCACAACTGGTGCAATCTCCTGTTACGGTTCTTTCGGTCATTTTTGGTCCTTAATGAGCCCAAACATCACCCCAATCTCCTTTTTGAGCACCCTTTGCATAATCAGTAGAACGATTCTCAAAGAAGTTGGTATGTGTCGGTGCGTTAATCATTTCTTCAACCCATGGTAGTGGGTTGCGTTTAACTTTGAAGATACCCTTCATACCTAGACTAATCAATCTACGGTCAGCGATGTAACGGATATACTTCTTGACTTCTTCTTTAGATAGTCCTTCCATCTCCGTAACACCGAAAGCCAAATCAATAAACTTATCTTCTAACTCTACCATCTTTTCAGCGATAGTGTAGATGCTTCCTTTTAGTTCATCATTCCAAATTTCAGGGTTCTCGTTTATATAGGTTTTGAACAATTTTATCATTGACTCGGAATGTTGGGTTTCATCAACAATAGACCAAGTAACGATTTGACCCATACCCTTCATCTTACCTGTGCGTGGAAAGTTCAACAACATAATGAAAGAGGAGAACAACTGCATACCTTCAGTAAATGCGGAGAACACAGCAATATGTCGTGCAGTATTCTCTCTTGTTCCGTTTCTACTTGCCAAGTCTAACACATAGTCGTGTTTGTCTTTCATCTCCTGGTATTCTAAGAACTCATTATATGTTGTATCTGGTAAACCAAGTGTTTCAATCAGATGTGAGTAAGCTGCAACGTGTAAGGCTTCACGAGCCGCAAAACCCATCAACATCATACGAACTTCTGGTTGTGGAAAATATGGAAGATAGTTATTCACATAACCACCAGCAACGTCAATGTCGCCTTGTGTAAAGAAACGAAAGATGTGTGTTAAGAACTGTTTTTCTTCATTGGTTAGTTTCTTCTTCCAATCTTTGACATCTTCCAACATTGGAACTTCAGTATGAAGCCAATGTGATTGTTCATGTTTCAACCAAGCATCATATGCCCATGGATAGTTAAACGGTTTGAATGAATCTCTTGTATCCGTTAATCTACTGGTTGTTGTTTTTTTAATCATGCTGCCCATTCCTTGAGTTGATTGACTGTCTTGTTACCTACTAAGCGTTTTACTTCTATATTTTCATCTAACATGACCAATGTTGGTACACCACGAACACCATATTCAATTGCAATATTTTCTTTTTCATCAATATCAATTACTTCAATTGGCATATTCAAATCCGACAATTCTAAATTTTCTGCCAACGATTTACATGGTTTGCACCACGAAGCTGTAAATCTTAATATTCTCTTACTCATTTTTCTTCCTTTTCTATTTTTCTTTCAATCGGTGGTGGAAAGTATGGTTCGATTATGTAGTGTGTGGAAGTCCACCAACCAAAAGCAGTAATCATACCTGCCACAAAAATCTCTAGTACCATCATTACTTCTCCAAAAATTCATCAACTAATTCCAACAATATTTCATGGTGTGTTCCATTATGATACTTACCTTTCATCCAAGAATAACTATCATACCAAAATTGTTCACTCTCAGGATGACAACCAATCAACATTATGTTTTTCTGTCGTATTGCCATTGGAAGGCCTGTATTATCATATGTAGCAATTCTTTTGTAATGGCCGTGTCCCACAAAAGTTGGTCCATCATAAAAGAACATATCTTGATAATGTCCTCCATACCAATTAGTTGGCATGTTCTTGGCATGAGGTCTTCTTGTGCAAGTATCTGGATGTTTAATATATTGAATAACATCTACATCATCTAATATATTAAAGTAATCTTTACCTGCCCAATAAGCACCCATACAGATGCCAAGATACTTGCCACCATTGTTCACATAATCAACGACAACATCTTTATTCTTCTTTAGTATTGTATCATAAGAATCTGAATCTCCGATACCACCTGGAAAAAGAACCATATCAACATCATCAAAGAAACCTTCTTCAACTTCATTCTTAGAAAATAGTTTGAAGTTGAAGTGTAGGCATAAAGCCTTCATTACACCATTGGTTGATTGTACCGAACATTTTGGGTCACATACAAATAATGCAATCGTTTTTTTCATAATTTGTGTTCTGTTACAATCCAGGTTACTAATAAAATCAACCACAATATTCTTAGGACATTATCAATCAATCTTTCATAATAATCCAATAATGTTTTCTTTTTCTCCATTTAGCCCTCACAGGCTATACAATCGTTACCTTGTGCAACTTGAAGCATGTCAAGTTCTTTAATAACTTCTCTTTCAATCTTCTTAGATACTTTATCTGCCTTACCAATTTTCTCAGAACGGAGATAATACAAAGTCTTCAATCCTTTTTTCCATGCCATAAAATGAATTGCATGGATGTATTTGATATGTGAATCTGGACGGAAGAATACGTTCAACGATTGTGCTTGGTCAATATACTGTTGACGGTCAGCAGCCAATTCAATAACCCATCGTTGGTCAATTTCCATAGATGTTTTGAATACTGCTTTCTCATCATCACTTAAAATATCCAAGTGTTGAACCGAACCATCATTAGCAATGATAGATGACCAAATGTCTTGCAACTTTTCTTCATTAGATTCTTTGGTACGCAACAAAGTATCCAACCAACGGTTCTTGTTTAGAAATGCGCCCGATAAAGTGTCCTGACGATAAGCATTAGCACGATAAGGTTCGACACTAGGGCTAGTATTTCCCAAGATGATAGACGAAGAAGCATTTGGAGCAATAGCCATAAGATGACTGAAACGTTGACCAGTCCCAACGGCATCAGGAGCCTCCCCACGTTCCTTTCCCAAAATGATGTTCGCTTCATCTAAACCACTCCTTATTGTTTTGAAGATTCTGTTGTTGGCTACTTTCGCCATAACCCCTTCAAAAGCAATGCCATTGCGCTGAAGGTAAGCGTGAAACCCAAGAGCACCAATCCCAATGCTTCTCTCACGTTCGGCAGAGTACCGAGCTCGCTTGATGCTATCAGGAGCATTATCAATAAAATACTGTAATACGTTATCCAACATTTCGGCAACGTCTTTAAGAAATTCTTTATTGTCTTTCCACTCATCATAAGTCTCCAAATTCAAACTAGACAAACAGCATACAGCGGTACGACTTTCGCTAGTTGGTAAAATAATTTCAGAACACAAGTTAGATTGGTGAACTTTAAGTCCCTTGTCTTTCAAGTGTTGTGGTAACAAACGATTACTTGTATCAATGAAATGCAAGTAAGGTTCGCCTGTATGCATACGCATTTCTAAAATCTGTTCCCATAATCTCTTAGCAGAAACAGTTTCACGGATGTCACCAGAATGTGGGTCAACCAAATTCCAGTCATCGTTTGCATTTGGGTCTAACATACAGTTCTCAATGATTTGCATGAAGGCATCGGAGATATTGATACCATGATGTAAATTCAGGCAACGCACATTGGGGTCACCTGTTGGCTTACGCATCTCTAAGAATGAAACAATGTCGGGGTGACTAATATCAAGATAAGCAGCATAAGAACCACGGCGAGTGCGACCTTGACGATATGCCAAAGAAGAAGCATCATAGATTTTAAGGTGAGGCATAACACCAGTAGACTTATCATCAGAACTTCTAATACCGAAACCAATACCGACACCACCCCCAAACATAGAGAGCCAATTCGTTTCAGAAAGGTTTTCAACTAGACCTTCCGCTGTGTCTTCAATAAAGTTGAGAAAACACGAAATAGGGAGTCCACGCTTAGAGCGGCCAAAAGAAAGAATTGGAGTAGAATAACTGAGCCAATGATTAGAGGCGTAATCGTAAAGGCGCTGAGCATGTTCATCATTAGTTGCGAAAGCTTTTGATACAAAGGCAAACCTGTGTTGTGGAGAAGTTTCATCTTCTCGCATATATGATTCTTGTAATCGTTTGATTCCGAGTTCATCGAATAACCTGTCTCTTTCTAAATCTATTTCTATTCCTAGATAGTTCATTTTTTTCCTTATTATTTTTTCAATATACTTTTAATATCTGGTGGTGTCCATCCTTCAGGTTTAAGGACTTTACCATCTTCTCTCTTTAACACTTTACCTGTTTCCGAAATCTTGGCTAAGTTACTTCTTGCAACTTCATTCCAAACTTCTTGTTGGGGTATTTGTAGTGTGTGTTCTAAACCTTCAATAACCCATTTTAAGTCGGCACAAGCATCAGCAATTTCTACTATGTCTCTATTACCAAATGCAACTATCAATTCTTGGTACTCTTCCATAATAAGTCTCATATACAAATTTGCTTGAAAACCAAAATCATTTGCATTTTGGTCACAGGCCTTCATAAATGTTTTTACATCATTACGGCTGTTCATTCGTAAACTCCTTAATCATTGGAAAAATAGGTTCTAATGCCTTGGCACAAGCCAAAGCAATTTCTCTGTGTTCTTTTTGAGTCCCGTTTGCGCTACGGAGTTGTATATAGTGAACCCAAGAACGAAGCGTCCCGTTCATATACATCCTACTCTTTGTCATACCTTCTGGCAATACAGCACGAGCCTGTTCTTTCGCAATACCTTTATCTAAAGCAAATTGATATGCATCTATGGCAGTTCGTTGAACAATCAACTGGTAATTTTCCCACCATGCCTCCAAAGCCATATTATCATTTTCTATGGAATTTTGTCTGTTTTTGGTATCTTGTAGTCTGGCCGCACGAGTTTCAAAACCCAACTGTGATGCATCAGCATATCGTTGCGAAAACTCTTGGAAACTGAAGGAACGGTGACGGAGAATCTGACGGGCAATATCTCTTGTCGTGTCTATCTCCAAACATGCGGAGACCATCTCCAATGGACTCCAATGTTGATTCTTAATCAAGTATCGCACCAGTTTCTCAGACGTTTCGGTGTTGTTCTGGTTGGCTGGGTTGGAGACTCTGGCCGCATACGCAACCTGTTCCAAAAGACTCATTCCATCAGGACTTTGAGAATAGTTAATCAATTGCACTTTCATAATATTATACTTTCTTCCAGTTTATAAATTCCATCTTGGCTCTCAAATTCTGATATGTATGTTTATCTATGATATCTTGGATTTCGTCAGGTGAAAAACCATTCAGTATCATATCGTTGATATCTTTCTCAACCATCATTTCTGGCCAGATTACAACATTATAATGTTCTTCAATAGACTTTTCCATCTGCCGAACGATATCTTTGTTTCTAGGTTCATTATCGTATATCAAAACGATATTAGATTTGTCATAAACTTTAGTAACGGCAGTCAAATTTGAGTCCGCAGTTGCCACACAGTTATCAACAAACATGGAGTCAATAGGACCTTCTACGACATAGATTTTCTTCTCCTTGTCGATCCTGTCCATACCAAAGACCTTATAGTTATCATCATCGAGTTTGACGGTGATATATCTTAATTTAGATTCACCTAATGACCGACCTTGAAAGGCAACAAGGTTATTATTCTCGTCATAGAATGGTATGACTAACCGTGGGTCTTCTTCTTTAAGGCCGTCTTTCTCAATATCGAGGCTTTCCACGAATTTCTTAAAATCTTCTGCGTAATATAACCTTGAATAGAAGGCCTTAGGTATTTGCCTTCCTTGAACATATGCCTTAGCAAAATGTTCATCTGAAAGCGATTCAATTGAAGGTAACGCAAATTGTTTCTTGAATTTGGGCGCTGATGAGGTAACGTTCTCAAATGTCGGCGCAGGTGAGTTGGTCGCATGGCCATCTTTATACCTCTCAAGTGAATACTCCTTAAGTAGTGTAGGGTCTACTTGTGAAAGTAGATTGTAGAAAGTGGTAGATGCGCCACAGTTATGGCACATATAAAAATAATTATTCTTTTTTTCATAAACATAACCACGACATTTGGTTAAGTTCTTCTGTGAGTCGCCACAGAGCGGGCACCTGAAGTTGTATAGATTTTCCTTTTTTTGGGTAAATCTACGCAACTTAGGCGACAGTTGGAGGAGGAATTTGCGGTCTATAAAGACACTCATAACGAAGCAATCAAAGAAGTGAGTTAGTTTAACAGTCTTGTGATTGTATCAAACTTTACGTGGGAAAGCAACCATGCAAGGACAACAATGCCACCGGCAGCCATCCACTTCCATTGCAGGATTTTTTGAAGTTCGGCATCTTCTTTTTTGTTGTGTTCAGAAATATCTTTACGTAGGTTCTGGATTTCTTCCATAATTCTACGTTCGGTTAATTCCATTTTATCGGAAAGGTTTCTGTCCACAGTTGTAATCCTAGAATGTAGTTCTTTCACATCGGCCACCGTATCCCTTTTTCTTTCATCCATATCATCATATATTTGGTTAACCATACGGTCGTTGTTATCCATAAGTCGTTCAATGACTTTATCCATTTTTTCACAAAGTTGAGTTAGTGTCCTTACCTGTTCTTTCAGGACACCAACATCAACTTTCATTTCAATACATTCTTGTTCGTATTGGGATGCCATTATTTTTTCTTGGTATCTTCCACTTCCAGTTTTTTATGGATTTTTATAGTCTTGCAAACTTCTTTTTCTTTACCAGTCTTTGCATCTTTGACTTTCTCACAAACTTTCTTCTGTTCGTGTTCAGCTGCATATACTGGATTGTTCCATGATAGGAAAGAAATGCCGACTACAACGCATAGTGACCAAAATAAATTCTTCATAATAGTTCCTTAAATTTCTGGATGTGGTGGTTGAACAGGTGCAGTCTTACCATTGATAGAGACTACTGTACCTGGTGATGCAAGAACTGGACCCACTTGAACTGACGGATTTACGACAGGGGCTTGAACTGCAACAGGACTCGGGATTGGTGTTGGTACTGCTGAAGATAACGTAGGTGTTGGAGTGCCTGTTGGTAAAGGGGTTGTTGGTGCGGATGTTGCGCCATTGATTTTCTCCTGTGTGCGACCATAAGCTGAAACACCTAATACAGCACCCATAGCAACGTGGAACAAACCACCACCTTGTAGTGTGATTGGTACCCATTGGCGGAACGCATCATTGGCGGCCTGTGTTTCCCAAAACTGCACGATAGTGAACATGATTGGGAAAATTGCAAAGTCACACAAACAGCAAATCATATACATCATTGCCATCATTGGACGCCACTTCTTGGTCATCCAATCATCTTCTTTTTTTGGTTCTTCCGATTTAATTTCTTCAGCCATGATTTAATCCTTTTTAATATCCGTAGTCTGTTTTTTGCAAATTCCAAAGAGCCAATAGAGCAGAAGCATCTAATGCATTAGAACTGATAATCTTAACATCTCTCATCCACATTTCAATATTTTGGTTACCACCAGTATATGGATCGTATTGTAATCTTACTGGTGCACCACCATCATCATTAAATTGTCCTGGGTTACCAGACCTTGAATATGAAGTACCGTCAATGTTAAATGCCATAGAAGTACCATTCTGTGCCACAGAAATATAGTGCCATGTGTTTGGTGTTAATGGTGTATTAAGTGTAACTGGTTGGTCATCAAATCCATATTTTACTAAATTGATTACTGCACCAGCATCGTCAACCCGTAATGCCCATCCATTAGGACCACCACTAGTTCTAGTGACTAAACTGGTTGAACCACCTGAATTGAAACTTGCAAAAGCAAACCAACCCATGATAGCAAGTGTTGAACCAGGAACAGTCGGCCAATTCAAATCATTTGCTTGTGCTGAATTATTGTAGAAATGATACCAGTTAGCATTACCTGAACCATTATTATTCAAACCCATGCCATGACCATTGCCTGATAAATCGGGTACTAATGCAGGATCAATAAATGGAGCATATGCACCCATTTCAAAATCAGCTGCGCCAGCAAACATTTGTGTTGGTGTTCCTGTTGGTGTGAAAAGAGATGGTCCTGCTGAAGCTCCACCAAATCTTATACCGCCAGTAATTCTTGTTCCACTAGGAGCAATAGAAGCTACAGTAAATCTATTACCATATCCTTCTGCGTAAACATCACCAAGTGAATAACCAGCACCTGGAGTAAACGATGCAAT